TCCCCGGTGATGACGGCGCGGTTCATCGCGGCGGCGAGCGACTGGATATCGTAATCGCCATTGACGGTTTTCACACCCGACAGATCGGCTTTTTCCGGCGGCGCAAGGTAGGTGAACGGAGCAAGAAAGCCGGCGTCGATCAAGGATTTCACGGATGGCCCCAGGACCATCGTATCGAAATGCTTGCCCAGCGGTTTGCCGTCGAGGCGCGTCGGCGTCGCGGTCACGCCAAGGATGCGCGCGTCAGGCCACGCCTCGATGATCTTGGTGTAGCTCGCGGCATTGACGTGGTGGGATTCGTCTATGACTAGGAAATCCGCCGGTTTCACCTTTCCGATGCGAAGCCCCAGCGTGATGACCATGGCGACTTGCACCGGATCGTCGGTCGGCGTGTGACCCGCCTGAATACGGCCGTGTCGCACGCCGAAAGCGTCGAGCGCGGCGCTGATCTGGTCAACGATCTCCTGACGGTGCGCCACGATGGTGATGCGCTTGCCCTTGGCGACATCACGCGCCAAGCAGACCGGAAAGATACCCGCTAACCATCCCAGCCGATGCGCGGTTGAGGATGCAAAGTCGTTCGACATCGACGGTTACACTGTCCATTGTCCGCTGTGCAGGGGCTTGCGTGGCTTGGTATCCCCGGACGGCCCGCAGCAGTGTGTCGGACACCCAATCGGCCCACACGTAATGCCTGTTATCCGACAGACGCGAACCTCCACGTCGCCGCCATTCGCGCTCCATATTCTCCGCGACTTCACCGAAACTCTCAATGTCGTGGAAAACCGCCTCGGCGTGCGCTTCGGCGTAGGCGCGCAAATCGGGACACACGACGGCGCGTAGATCGTCCTCGAACGGCATCGCCGCTACTCCGCATCAGCGGTATCGCGAACCTCTACGGCAATGTCGGGAACGGCCCGGATAGCCTCCTGCACAACTTTCGCCAATGAAACGTTGCGCGCGAACGCCACGCGGCGCAGTTTGTCATGCTGCGGTGCCGGCAACCGGACGGAAAACGCGACTTGTTGCTCAGACATTCCAGGTTTCCCTCTGAATGCCGCCAGTATGATACAATGGTATCATTGTGTCAATTCCGAAATCGCTTTCGTGTGAGGTTGTGCTAGTGAAATTCGCTCTTGCGCGAACCTCATATCGTATGATACGCGCATTTCACCACAATGATGGTATGACATTATGCCCCGCAAAAACCTGATCCCGCCGGAAAATTTCGCGGAAATCGCCAGCCGGCACGGTTCAATCGACGCGACAGCATCGGCGTTGGGCGTAAGCGTCCCAACCGCGCGAAAATGGTTCGGCGAATTTGGCGTGCCAGTTAAAAAACGCGGCGGCCAGGAAATCCCAATGCCCGCCGAGGTTCCGGCCCTGAAAGCGGCTGGTTGGACAGCCAGAGCAATCGCCGAACGGTTCGGCGTATCTAATCAATGATTTACCTCTGGTATTGCCGCAACGGCATCGACCGAAGGAGTTACCGTCCATCTTGGTCCGGCCCGCATCCGAAAATTATCTACAATATTGATCCGAATAGATACCGCGCCCAATACGCCGCGATCATCGCGGACCGAACCGCCGGCAAAACCTTGGAGGAAGTCGGCAGACTGCACGGCATCACACGCGAGCGCGTCCGGCAGATCATGGCCGGCGCACAGATTGATTACAGGTTGCCGAAAGGACTGAGCGAGGACAACGCCGCGAAACTGCGGGAACTGGTGATGCGCGATCCGCCTTTGACGTGGAGGGAGATGAAAAAGGGATTGGGTATGACTTACAAGACGATCAAAAGTCATCTCAAGGAAATGGGCCTAAAGAAACCGCCCGTATACGCTTCACCGCCCCGGAAGTGCGACTACGATAAGCTGCGAGCCGATTACGCGACTGGGGCGTTTAGTTTTGAGCAGCTATGCCAGAAGCATGGCGTCTCGAAGCCAACGGCGTATCGGATCGTGAGGAACGAGAAGGCGAAAACCGACCTGCGTAGATGGGGGCGCGCTCACCGGGCGGAAGCAGGCCCCGATGGGCAAACCCAACTGGTCAATCTGGAGTTTTTGCGGTGAAATCGCTCGCCTTATTTCTCCTGACCACCACGGCCGCGATGTGCGCCCCGCCGGAAGGTGCCGACCCCGCTCTTGCGCCATATTACCAGTCGCTTCAGCAGCCCGGAACTGGCTACCTGTGCTGTTCGCTGGCGGACTGCCGCAACGTCGAAACCCGTGACCGCGACGGACACGTTGAGGTTTTCATATCCGCAAAGCAGTTTTACCACGGTCCGGACGATTGGGTGATTGTCCCGGATGCGGTTGTGCTGCGCGGCAAGGAAAACCCGACCGGCCGACCGATTGCGTGCTTTTTAGCCGGCGAAGTGCGGTGTTTCGTGCCGGGGACGGGAACGTGAGCACGCACCGCTGGTATGACCGCGGCACGGACCGCAGCGAGCCACGCGCGGATGACGGCCTGTGGTGCATTACGTCGCGGGGTGGCTGGCTGGCCTGATGGGAACGTCGCCCGTATCGGCACTGTGCGATTGCAGGACACCACAGTTCGACGCTTGGATGTGCGGGGTTGGCGCTGGGGACTTGATGCGGCGGCGGATACAGCGGGAGGCGCGCCGATCATGACCGAATTTGATTACGGATATTACTGGTTTCGTCACCACGCCGATGCCAGCACGTTTATAGCGTGCCGGGATATGGAAGACGGGCGATGGTATATGTGCGGCCTGGGTCACGCCATCCCGAACATTTTTGAACACGCTACGCTGTTGGGCGCCGTTCCGCGTACTGTTTGGGGCGGCGGGTCGATAGACCAATAGCCGTTCGTGTCCGCTAACACCACCATTGCGAACAGCCGCGCTCCCATGATAATGACGCGCCCGTTCGCAACCAAGCAGGTCCGCGTGTCCGACGACCCGAAACCCAAATCGAAACGTGGCGCCAAGCCCGGACATTGGGCCACCACGAAATCGTATGACCCCGCCAAGGCGGGCCACCGTCCCCCCGGCGGTCCTGGCTCCGGCAATTGGGCATCGGGTCCGGCAAAGGGCGCCAACCCAGCCACGCCAAGGCAAAACTGGGGACAGAGCCATCGGCCGCCGGACGAACGCGCCGCGCGCGCCGCGGCACGGGAGGCGCGTATCGAAAAGGTAAAAGCGGTTTTGGAAGAAATCGCTTTGAACCCCGAGGAAGTTGCCAACGCGCGTGTCGCGGCGGCAACGGCCTATCTTAACCGGGAACTTGGCACGCCGGTTCAGTCGGTGAAATCCGAGGTTACGGGCGCGGACGGCGGCCCGCTGCAAATTGACGATACGCGGAAACCGATCACGGAACTGCTTTCGGCCGCTTTGAATGCTACCCACAAGCCGCATTGAGGCTCTTAAATGGTATCGCGCAATTGAGGAAAGCACCGCGCCGGTAGGACGGTGGGCGGAAGCCGAGGCATGGCTTGGCCGGAACGATCTGTTTTATCTCATGGTGCGTTTGCTGCGCCGCCCCGATGTAAACCGGGAATGGCTGTTTGAACGCTGCCGGGAGGTACACGCAAATCCAGACGGTTATTTGGATTTATGGGCCAGAGAGCATTACAAATCGACGGTTATAACATTTGGCCTTTCTATTCAAGAAATACTTAAAGACAGCGAGATTACCATTGGCATATTCTCTCACACACGCCCCATTGCCAAAGGCTTTCTCGGGCAAATCAAGCGGGAGTTTGAAGACAACGAAGTTTTGAAGCGCCTGTATTCCGACGTGTTGTGGACCAACCCGCAAAAAGAGGCGCCGAAATGGTCTGAGGATGGCGGCCTTATCGTCAAGCGAAAAAGCAACCCCAAGGAAGCGACGGTTGAGGCGCACGGATTGGTGGACGGTCAGCCGACTTCCAAGCATTTCAGTTTGCGGGTTTATGACGACGTGGTAACGCGGGAAAGTGTGACCAGCCCGGAAATGGTGCAGAAAACGACCGATGCCTGGGACTTATCGCAAAACCTGGGGACATCGGACGGACGATCGCGCACTATTGGCACGCGCTATTCGCTACGAGACACGTATGCGGCGATGATTGAGCGCGGCGCGGTCATCCCTCGCATTCACGCTGCGACCCATAACGGTCGCATGGACGGCACGCCGGTATTCTTTTCCGAAGAACAATGGCTGGACAAACTCCGCAATTCGTCGCGCGCCATCATAGCCGCGCAACAACTGCAAAACCCGATGGCGGACAGCAGCGCGACGTTCCTGCCGCAATGGCTGAAATCCTATGAGGTTCGCCCGCGCACCATGAACGTCTACATCATGGCGGACCCGTCGCGCGGACGCACGAAGACATCCGACAACACCGCGATGGCGGTCATCGGGATAGCGTCCGGCGGCGCCAAATACCTGCTGGACGGGTTTTGCCACCAGATGACGCTATCCCAGCGCTGGATTGCGCTAAGGACGCTCTACCATCGGTGGTCGGCGATGCGCGGTGTGCAGCATGTTTCGGTTGGCTATGAACGGTTTGGCGCGACCTCGGACGATGAGTATTTCCAGGAACAGCAGGATTTGGAGCACCGCCGGCGAATACCGAACGCCTATTTCCCGATTGAAGAACTAAGTTGGCCGCGCGAGGGCGGTCATTCCAAGCAGGAGCGTGTGGAGCGTTTGGAGCCGGATTTCAGGAACGGGCGGTTTTTTGTTCCCCGTCCTGTGCTGCACGACGGCAAACCGAAAACCTGGCGCGTCGAAACGGACCCGCAATCGGCGGATTTTGGCGTCATAGAATTTATGGACAGCCGCGGCCTGTCGCGGGCACAAAACGACGCGATCATAGGCGGATCGGCTGATCTGGTGGCAAAAGCGATTATCTGCCGCGATCCGGGTTTGCCAGGACCGAGGGACAGCGGCGGGCGGTATGACCTGACGTGCAAATTCCTGGATGAATACCAATATTTCCCGTTCGGACGCCACGACGATTTTCTGGATGCGGTAAGCCGGATTTACGACATGGACCCGCATCCGCCTTTGAGTGCAAGCCAGCGACAAATGGATGTTCCTGTTTTTGTGGATGGTGTATGAGCAAATTATGCCGTCGAAATCCCCAGCCCAGCACCGCCTGATGGAAGCCGCGGCCCACACGCCAGGCGGCTACGGCGGCGTTCCGCAATCGGTCGGCCGCGAGTTTGCCGCCGCTGACGAGGCCGCGAAACCGTCAGGCTCCCCGAAGTCGCGCGACGAACACATGGCACGCCGGGCAAAACACATGACGCAGGCGCAGATCGCCAAGGAGTTCGGCAAGCATCCGTCCACCGTAAGCCGTGGCGTGATGCGGGCCGGTTTTGTGAAAGGTGGGAGCGCGCGGGATGGATGAACTCGCGGAAAACCGCCGCGCGGCAATCGAGACGATGCGCTGGCGAACCTTGGGAAATGTGTCAGGGCCGGACGGGAAACCGTTGGCCTATGATTACGTGGAACGCATGTATTTTTCCGATATGAGGTTTTTGCAAATGGCCCCGGTTGTCCCCGGCGAAATGACCGCGCGAGAATTTCAAAAACTGCTTTCAACCCAACCCCAACCTCACCATCATCCCGCACCGGACATCGACTGGCTGCAAGTCAACCGGATGTTCTCGGTGGGTGGCGAAGATGTTGCGGACTAGCGATTAATTCGCTAAGACGCCCGTGCTCACAAGCGAGTGAGTATGGAGAGTGCCGAGATGGCTGACAATTACGTTCCCTGGTGGATCACATCGCCTAACGCGCAAAAGCCGGCCCCGAAAATTGAAGGCGGCACTCCACCGGCCCCACAACCACAGCCGCCCGCGCCTGAGCAGGAAACCGAAGAAAAGGAACCTGCGTGATGGCGATCAACATCAACCCGGCGCACAAGGGCAAACTGCACAAGGCGCTGGACGTGCCGGCGGGTAAGCCGATACCGGGCGGAATGCTCGAAAAGGCAACGCATTCGTCGAAACCGGCTGTGAAGAAAGAAGCGGTTTTCGCTAAAAACGCCAATGGCTTCAACCGCGTCGGTCGGCACGGTGGTATCATCGGTAAGACCGATCCCGGCAAAAACAGTCACTCCACCGCGCCGGTCACGTCAGTCGCCACGGATCGCGGCGGTTTCAAAATCAAAGGGTGAACCGTGGGAAAGTGGCCTTCGCCGCCTCCGACACGCATTCTTTCCTGGAACCAGATGTGTCGGGAAAACGATCCTAATTTCACGCGGTTGTCGCTGCAACCGTGGTGCTATGAGTTTTCCAACGGCCGCCTGTTCGTGGACACGCTGCCGGTTTACACAACGCTGTTTCTGACGGACGACCTTGGCAACGTCATCACCGACGACCTCGGCAATCCCATTCAGATCACGACGGACGGAACGCCGATTTCATCGGGATCAACGACACCGCTCCGCGACACGGGCGGCAACGTAATGCGCGACAGTTCTGGCAATATTTTGTTCGGAACCTGACATGCGATGGTTGGCCGCTCTTTTGCTGCTTGGATGGTCATCATCCGCGATGGCGCAATGCACTGGCAGCGTTCCATTTGGCTGTGTAACCCTCCCCACCCCGGCAACCAATGATCTGGTTTTCGGCGGAAGTCAGGCGGCGTTTGCGGGCGGCGGTGGTCAGGGAAGCGGCGCGTTCACCATGTCGCAGTTGCTGGCGATGGATCACTCGTCTTCGGTGGTTACGGGCAATTCGGTTACGAACACGCTAGGCACGTGGGAAAGTTATCTTGCGGGCGTATCCAATCCAAATCCAATCGTGTTTGGCGGCATGGTAACGGCAAACAATTTTCATTCTTCCGGCGCGACTCTAACCAACGCGACCTTGACCAGCCCCACCCTCACCGGCACCGCGAACGCCGCGAACCTCAACGTCAGCGGCAACCTCGTCACGACTGGCGCTGCGAGCCTGACGCTGAATGACAACCTGATCTACTCGACCGGCGGCGATTTGGAATTGCAGGCCCCCACTGGCAACCTGATCCATCTCTACAAAACGATGGAGATCACCGGAACCATTTTCGGTTTCGACAATCAGACCTTTGTTCCCAACACGGCGATTACGACGCTACCAAATTTTGCCGGGCTAAACCTCGGTGCAAACCTGTCCGGGACATTGAGCAACACGGTGTCGCCGTATTTCTACCAGTTGGCGACAAATGACGCGGTAATCGCCAACGAATTTACCAGCGGCGGCCAGGTCTTCGGACCCTATCAGCAGATGTTCAACGTCGCCCAAGTCCTGACATCGGGCTTTGACGGCCCGCGCATTGCGATGGGCATCGCGCAAACCCAGGAAGTCGCCAGCGCCAGCGGCAACTTCGCCGCGACTGCGCTGACCGTTTACGGAAAATACATCAGCGCCGGGGAAGGTGGCACGGGCGGCCCTCTGGTAAGGAACTGGAAGGGCGGCGCAACCCTGATAAATCCGAACATGGATTGCGACACGGTTTATTCCGGCGAGTGCCTAGGCGAAGAATTTGATCTTTCGCTTGAAACGGCATCCTACACAAAAGGCATTCTGGCGCTGCACTACGGCTCTGGCGACACCGCACACGGTTATGCGGAAGATGCCACGTTGTCATTATCCGCCAGCCCCAAACTGTCAGGACAGGCGGGGGGCGGCATCCTTGGCATAGAGTTCGGCGGCGGAAGCCAGTTCTTCCCGTTGGACCCGCTTCAAGCCGCGTCCGGCAACACGAAAATGATCGGGATCAGGACCAACTCACTCGGCAATCTGGTCGGCCCCGGCATCTACACCGCGACATACGGCATCGACATTCACCAACTGTATTGCATTCAGGACGCATGGTGGTCCACCGGGTATCAGGTGGATTGCGGCGGCCAGCAGTATATCGGCCCCGGCGAAATCGGGATCACGTCAACAGGCATCGCGATCACGGCCACGAACGTCAGCGAGCAATCGGCAACCGTTTACTACGTGGGCGATGGGAACTCGTTCCCAGGCGACGAACTGATTGACCCGATCGGCGGACAGTGGAACATCGCGACAGTTTACGCCTATGCGTTCGGCAGCACGCCCGCCACCCCCGGCAGCGGCTACACGGCGGGCGGCACATTCCCGATCGCAGGCGCAACCTGCACGACCACGCCAACGCTGACGCTGGTGGAAGGCACGGGCGCGCAAGCAGGCACGATCGTCAGCTTCACCGTAGCGGTCGCCGGAAACTGCACTGCGGTTCCGTCAAGCCCGGTATCCGTAACAGGTGCCAGCGGTTCCGGCGCGACGTTCTATCTTGGCTTCAAACCGATCACGGTATCGCCTCTGAACGCGGGATATGCCGCCACGTGTCCGACCAGTCCGACTTCTGTGGAAGGTGGCAATTCGGGAAACCTGGCCCCGCAAGGTCTGAACGGGATCACCCTGACCATCACGTGCAGCGCCGCCGCCAGCAACGTTACCTTGGGCGCATCGGGAAACATCGTGCAGATTGGGTCTGGCGCGGTGCTGCGGTTATCCCCTTTCACGATTGGAACCTTACCGACGTGCAACAGCGCCGCGACGGGCGACAAGGCGTATGTGAGCAACGGCGTGGCATCACCAACATACAATGCGACCGTCAGCACCACCGGAACCTCAAATGACCCTGTATTCTGCAACGGCACGAACTGGACGTATCACTGATGCTCCGAAAACTGCTTTTTGCGGCGGCGCTGTTACTGCCGGGTGCCGCACTGGCGCAACCCGCCTGCACGACGCTTGCCCCGACTGCCGTTGCCTGCCAAGCGCCAGCGGTCAACCCTCAGTTGTCGGACATTCTGCTAGGCCAACAAGCAACGGGACCGACGCGGCTTAATGAGACCGTGCGATTTCCCTTGTCCACGGTGGTCGGTGTTGACCACACGCTATCCCCGGTCACGGGGAACAACATCACGCAAACCTTGGGAACGTGGGAAAGTTACCTTGCTGGCGTGTCTGACCCGAACCCGGTTGTGTTCGGCAAATCGCTGAGCGCAGGCGGTGCCACGGGATACGGCTCATGGCAGATGACGCCCATCCAGACCAGCACATCGCCAACCAACGGCCCATCGGAAGTCGTCGGCTCGCAGGTCGCCAATCAGGTCACGGTAGGCTGGTCAGGCGGCACAAACGGCACCGTCATCGCGCCAGACATCGACGCCACGATCATCACGGGCGCCCCGACCAACTACATCTGGGACCACCTGAACTCCCTGCAATACAGCGGCACAGGTGGTTACGCCCAACACGTCGCGGGCTACAACCAAACCCGCCGAAACACGTATGCGACAGGCGGGGCCAGCAACAACCCGCAACTCTGGGCCGGCGTGATGGAGGTAGGCGACTTCACCGGGCAGGCTTCGGTCAATACGAACTCGGAACTAAGCACCGAGTTCGACATGAACGCGGCGAACCTGGATAACGGTTCCGCGTATCAAACGCGGACCAATCTTTCCGTCATCGCCCGCGTGCCCGCCGCTTACAGCACCAGTTTCCCGCAAGGGTGCCTGAGCACATCGGCTTATCCGTGTTTTGGCACGATGAACGGGCAAGTAGGGATTTTTGCCCAAAACGGCATGGTTGACAACGAAGTAATTTCGTTTGGCGGCCCGTTCATCAACGCGGTATGGGACAGCCGATACGCGGGAAGTGCGGCCAAGGGTCCTGCTACTGCCACGCCAACGCCAATCGGTGGAAGTTTTGCGGCTACCATCACGTCAACCGTCACATCGAGCACGACGATCCCCGTGTCCGACGTGCTGTTCTACACGCGCGATACGCTTGGCCGAGACATCAACTATAACGGCACAACGCTACCCATCTCTTTCAGCGACGGCCAGACCGCGACCGTCACGGGCTACACGGTCACGTCGTTTGGAGCCACGCCCGCCGGAACGCTAACCATTTCCGCGGCGCAAAGCCACGCCTCGGGCGTGAAGGTCTATAACACATCGTCAAACGCCATCTGGCTAGGCACGGGCCAAGGGATCGCGCTGGACGACTACGGTGCGACCACGATCACAAGCAACGGCTCCGTGGTGACGATTACTGGCAACCTGGTGGTTTCCAACGGTGAAGACGTGGGCGCGACGGGCATCATGATCGGCTCAAACGCTGTAATCGGCGTGGATGCCAACCAACTTGTGCTGACATTCAGCCTTCCGATTCGCGCCCCTGGGTATGCGCTATCGGCGCTACCATCGGTTACATCCGGCAACGAAGGATCAATCGTCTTTTGCAATGATTGCACCAATTTAGATGAGACAAGCGGGAACGCGACAGGCGCGCTTGTGACATTGAACACAGATAACACATGGCGCACGCAGTGGGGGCAGGTTGCCACCACAAGCACCCCGACACTGACGATCGCCGGCGGCATCACGGTCGGCACCACGCCTGGTGTGTCGTGTGCGGCGAACACGGTTTCGCTTACCACGCTGACCGTGATCAATGGCATAGTGACGCATTGTTAAGAGGACACCATGACCACACCCACGCGCCTCGTCGCTGACGGCGGCTATACGGCTTTGGACATCACGACGGCAACCAATCTTGTCGGTGGCGGATCGGGGCCGAACAACCCCAATTCGGGAACGGTTTACCGCGTCATCGTGCAAGCCACGGCGGCGGCGATCAGTTACATTCTGGACTCTGCCAGCGCCACGCAGACAGCGGCCAACACGATTTTGCCGATCCCGGCGTCCACGCCTGTCGGCACGATTTACACGCTGAACTGGCCGTTTTTCCAAGGTCTGTCGGTCGTCCCCGGTTCCGGCGTCACGCTGGCTGTCAGTTACTCCGTGGGGAACCAAGGCTGATGGAAGCAATGCTGACCGGCGAAGGTGCCACGCGAGCGGCGGATGAGGCGCTTTGCATTATCGTCGGGCGCGACCTGACGGAGACTTTCCCCGGCTATGCCTGGGATGTCGGGGTCAATCACGAAGCAGGCGTTTTGAGCATTCGGCTGTCCATCCCCGTTTTCGGCGGCATGGCGCAACCCGGTTTTTTGATGCACATTGCCACCGCCGTAGGACCGGGCGGCCAAAAGAAAGTCCGCGACGCTGGCGGTGAGGTATTGGAACGGTATCGCCTGAGACGTGATCGCGCCGCGCCGGATTGGGTAGAACACGCAAACCAGAACGGGCTTGACCGGGCAAATATGGTTTTGAAAAGCAAATTCTAATGGTAGGCTCGCGCGACACGCCACCGTCAAACCAGGACGGCCCATACGGTTTTGATCCCGGCAGCATTTCAAACTTTGAGATGAAAGCCGGCGCGACAAATGGCGCGACACTGGACGTGTCCACGGCCAAAAAACTCGGCATGGAGACGTTTTCGGCATCAACGAACTGGATCAACAGCGGCCGCCGCGCAAGGTGGAACGATTCGTTGCGGGCCTTCAATTCCCAGCATCCCAGCGGAAGCAAATACCTGTCCGGCGAATATCGCTTTCGCAGTTCAATGTATCGCCCAAAAAGCCGCGCGATGGTGCGTCGCGACGAAGCGGCAACCGCCTCGGCGTTCTTTGCCAACGAAGATGTCGTCAGCATCACGGCGGCGGATGATGACGACCCATCCCAGCAAGCCAGCGCGGAAGTTCTCAAAGCGTTGCTGCAATACCGTCTGGCGAACGCTGACCCGCCTGATCGCATCCCGTGGTTCATGACGCTGTGTGGCGCGCGTCAGGATGCCGAAGTCATGGGCATCTGCGTTTCCAAGGTCGGTTGGGAGTATCAGGAACGGTTTATCCGAACCGAAATGCGCCCGATCATGGGTATCGACGGAATGCCCATGTGGGACGATCAATTGGGTCAACCGGCCATGCAATCGGTTGACGTTTACGAAAAGATCAAGGACCGTCCCTTCATTGACCTTCTGGCCCCCGAAAACTTCCGGTATGAGCCTGGGTGCGACTGGCGCGATCCGGTCAAATCGTCGCCTTATCTGATTGAATTGTGCCCGGTTTACATTCAGGAAGCGCTAGAGCGCATGGAATCACAACGCGGGCAACCGGCGGAATGGAACAAAGTTTCGTCGTCCGCTTTACGTGGCGCAAACGACCTGTCCGACGACGTAACGCGCCGCACGCGCGAAGCTGGTCGCGTGCCTGGCAAGGATCACGACGCCTGGAAACCGCGCGACTTCGACATTTGCTGGACCCGCGTTTACGCGATGCGGTTTGGGGGGCAGGACTGGTATTACCGGACGCTATCAAGTTCCGGCGAAATACTGGAAGACCCGCGTCCGCTGAAAGAAGTTTACCTGCATGGTGAGCGGCCATACACCGTTGGGTGTGTCGTGCTGGAAACGCATAAAACATACCCATCCGGCAAGATTGAACTGACAAGTGATCTGCAACGGGCCGCCAATCAGGATTGGAACACTCGGTTTGACAACATCATGCTCAGTCTTCAACCGCGCCAATTTGTGCGGGAGGGATTGGGCACCGATCTAAACGATCTTCGGACGTTCATGCCGGGAAAAGTAGTTTCGATCAACGTCCCCAAAGACATGCCGATGCAAAACGCGGTGACGTGGGATCGTCCGCCGCCGATTGATAATGCGTCCTTCCAAGAGCAAAACAGTATCAATCTGGATTGGGATGATCTAGCCGGATCGTTCACGAACTCGTCTGTGCAAGCGTCGCAGCAAACCCAGCAATCCGCGACCGGGATGCACTTGATGTCCGGCGAGGCATCCGGGTTGAACGAATATGAATTGCGCCTGTTTTCGGAAACCTGGGTTGAACCGACGCTGCGGCTGTTCATCAAGGTTTTGCAGGCTTACGAGACTGACCCTGTGGTGTTGGCGCTGGCCGGAAAAAAGGCTCAGTTGTGGCAGCGGTTCGGGATCAGCCAGATCACGGACGAACTGTTGAACGGCGGCGTGACCACAAAAGTCAATGTTGGCATCGGCGCGACCAACCCGCAGCTAAAACTGCGAAACTTCGCGATGGGAGCGGACATCATCGCAAAAATCTTTGGTCCCGCCGCCGCGATGGGTGCAAACTTTCAGGAGATTTGCAAGGAAGTGTTTGGTATGCTTGGGTTCAAGGACGGTGCGCGGTTTTTCCAGCCCGACTTCGACCCGCGCGTGCAGATGCTCCAACAGCAAATGGAAAAGCTGCACAAAGGCCAAGGCCAAGGCCAAGGTGCCCCGCCCGATCCGTCGCGCCTCCAAGCCGCTCAGGTCCAAGCGCAAAGCAAATTGCAGGAGCGCACGATCCAGTCGCAAACTGATTTGCAGATCGCCCAAATGGAACTGGAACGGACGCGGTTGCAGGAGCAGGCGGAAAGCCAGCGGCAAGTGATGTCCGCGCACAAGGATATGTTGATGGCGCAACATGAAGTCGCGAACCGGGTTCATCCGGCGTTGAAGGGGGCCGGTTTGTAATGTCTGATTACACCCTAAGCCAAGATGACATAGACGCCCTAAAAACCCGCGACACCAGGTTCGCAATCCTTTCCAACGCGATCGCCGTAGAGCATGACCTTCGCGACAATCCGGTTATCAAGGCTCTCATGGGAGCCGCCCGCGCCGATGCGGATCAGGCAATGGAAGAACTGTGCGATGTCAGCCCCGGCGATGTCGCGGCGATTTCGTTCCATCTGGTGAAAATTCGCCAGCTTGTCTATATGAGGCGCGTATTGAACGCTGTGCTACGACAAGGCGCGGCGGCGGAAGCAGCAATTCGGGCGGATGACGCCTATAGAACGGATCACGACGAATGAGCGATACGACGGATATTGACGACACCATCATTGAGCCGGACGTTGAGGAAACGCCGGAGCAAACCGAACGCCCGCTAACGGCGCGCGAACGCATCATGCAAGCCGCCGTTCGCGGCGCGCAAGAGCGCCGGGAAGCGGAACTGGCGCAATCATCGGTTTACGACACTGACGCCAAGGCGCTGGGTCTGGTTTATGAGACCGATGAGCCGGAAGAAGCAGCGCCAGAACCTGCCGAACCGGAACCTGTTGCCAAATCCCCGGAACCGCCCGTTCCTGCCGCCGTTGCCCCGGCCGCTGCGCCGCGCGCCACACTGCCAGAGCCGACTGGCGTGCGTTCCGTCATGGTGGACGGCCGGCAATTCGAGGTCACGGATCAGCAATACGCCGAGTTGGCTCGCCTTGGCATGTTGGCAAACGTCGCCCTGCACCAATATCAGCAGCAACCCGCCTCGGCGCCCGTTGCACCTGCCGCGCCAGAGCCGGCGCGTTCGCTGGTTGATCCCGAAGCGGTCAAGCGCGTCGTCCGCGAAATTCAGTTTGGCGGCGAAGATGCCGCGGCGGCGGCGCTTGCGGACTACACCACAAGCCTGTTGCAGAACATCCCGGCGCCCGCGCCGCAAATCGACCAGAACGCCATCGTGCAGCAAGCCGTCGCGGCGGCCCGTGCTCAGGCTTTGCTGGACCAGCACCGCGCGGTCATCCAGCAGGAATACGCTGACATTTTCGCCAACCCGCAGCGCCAGTTTCTCGCCCAGTCGAACGTCGAAGCCATTCGCAGGCGCAACACGCAACTTGGCAACCGGCAATCCGATTTGGAAGTGTTTCGGGAAGCCGGAAACATGGTGCGTGACGCGATGGGCATACCGCCTCCGCAACCGCAGCAGCAGGAAGTGCAAGCCGAACAGCCTGTTGCGCCTGTCGTGGCGCGAACCGAGGTCATCGAACGCAAACGGGCGGCGCCGCGTCCGACGCAGACGATTGACCGTCGTGAACCGGCTCCGCAAGCGCCGCGTGCTCCGACTGTTTCTGAAATCGTCGCCAAGATGCGCGAACAACGTGGCTTTGCCCCCGCGCGATGAGCGATCTGATTGACGAAATAGCCACGGCGATCATGGAAGCGGACAAGAAAGGGGCTTCTTACCAGGATTTGGCGCAGGCGGCGTTGAAGGTGATGCAGAAAAAACCCGAAAAACCTGAACCCTCCGCCAAATAGTTGTGGATTTCTAATTCCGTTTCGTTTACAGGCGAAGATAGTTGCGATTTGTAGCGTCAGGGAGGCCGGTTTCCGGCTTCGGCCAATGCTCTTGCGACTTTTGTTGCCTCTCAGGCGGCCTGGTTGGCAAGCGAGCGGCTTGATCCAAGCATAGGACGCCTTTATCATGGCAGGTCAGCTATGGGGAGTTAACAGCCTCGGCGGGTACATGTATTCGCTCGAACTGTCTGACATTCTCCGAACGGCAGTACAACCTCTGTGCAAATTCCGTCAGTTCTGTGACGCGAAAGACTTCTCGGACAAGGGCCTGCACAAAGGCCAGACGTTCACCTGGGACGTGTATAACGACGTATCCAGCCAAGGCACGACGTTGGTGGAAACCAGCACGATCGCTGAAAGCAATTTCACGATCGCGCAGGGCACCGGAACCGTGACGGAACTCGGTAACTCCGTTCCCTATACCGGGTTCCTAGACAACCTCTCCAAGCACCCCGTGCAGGAGATCATCAGCAAGGTCTTGAAGAACGACACCAAGAAGGCCATCGACGGCCAGGCGTGGTATCAGTTTCTTTCGACGCCCTTGAAGGTGGTTCCTTCCGGCTCAGGCTCGATCGGCACGTCAACGATTTCCGTGACGCTGACCACGAACGGCACGGCGACGCTGACGAACTCGGTGGCGTTCTCCAACCTTCATGTGAAGTCCATCGCGGACGCCATGAAAGAAAGAAACATACCTCCGTACATGGGCGACGAATACTTCTCGATCTCGTGGCCGACCACCTATCGCCCGATGAAGAACGACCTGGAAAGCGTTTACCAATACCGCGACGCTGGTTTCCAGATGATCTACAACGGCGAAATCGGCAAATACGAAGGGATGCGGTTCATCGAGCAGAGCAACATCCCGCACGGAAACTACAACTCCGGCAACTATGTGACCACTTCGAGTTTCACGACGTGGGTGAACGGGCTTTCGGACTGGATTTACTTTTTCGGAGAGGACACGGTGGCGGAAGCGCTGGTCGTGCCCGAGGAAATGCGCGGAAAAATCCCGACCGACTATGGCCGTGCGAAGGGTATCGCGTGGTATTACCTGGGCGGGTTCGCTCTCACACAGACGCAAGCGTTGCAGGCCCGTATCCTGCAATGGTCGTCGGCAGCGTAAGGGAGACGTATCATGGCTTCTGGAATGTATGACCATCCCAGTTATCTTACGAGACAGGCGATCGGTCTGGGTGTTTCGACGGCGGGCGCCAATGGCACCTCCGGCGGCCATTCGTTCATTTCCGACATGCGTATCCGCAAGGTCTCCGTGGTTACGCGCGTGGCTGGCACGTCGTCTGGTGCTGGCAACGAGTGCAACTTGCTTTACATCGGCACGTCGATTACGGGTTTCGGGGTTGGCAACCCGTTCACACTGACGACGGCAACCGGCACCATAACCATCGGCTCGGTCGCCCTTGGTTCGAGCACGGCCTATTCGGTGACGACTTCGAGCGATTTCAACACCCGCCTTGTCGCTGGTGGAACAGTCGTCTACAAGAACGGCACCGATGCGACCGGCACGTATGATGTCATCGCGGAGATGTATCTTGATCCCGAGGCGACTTGGACGGGGCCGAACAACTGATGGCAATCATCCCGCTTGATATTTTGCTGGATATGTCTTCTTCGGACGAGGATCGGTCGGATTTCCGCCCGGTTCCTCGCTCTGATGAGGGCAATGACGGCTATCATGATCGTGGGATGTTGGGCACCTATTCGACGAACAAGGGCGAGCCGTTTCAGCCTCCGGCTGACGTTCGCTTTTTCGCCGGCTACGGTGCCGATGTTTCTGATCTGAAACGCGGTTGGGATGTTCCGTTGATTACGGAAAATCCCGCCTATGATTTGTCGAATTACAAGGATCGGTCGAGCTTGCCACGCCAGCCCGATGTTACGCCTGGGAACGTCGAAGCGATGGCGGATGACTACGAGTTCCGCTCTCGCAACCGCCGCACCAAGGGATTTTTGACGCGCCCGCGCCTGCCGACCGAAAGGAACTGAGCCATGAAGAAAATGCCGAAGGGACACAGTGAGCATCCCGAACACCACATGCACACGGATGTTCAAAAGGGTCACATGCACCCGCAGGAACATGGCGCGCACCACGATACCCGTGAACGGCATGGGCGTGGGGCGTATCATGAAGCGGCCAAGGGAGCGCCGCACGAAATGCGGGGCAACCGAGGCATGGGCGAACACCAGCCGACTGGCCGCGACGCCGCCGAAACCAAACCGTTTCTGATCCCCGATTACGAGTTGCTGCCGCGCGACGACAGCGGCGGCCCTGAGTGGATGCCATACACGCAGGAATGGGGCGACGGCGGCTACGTGACTGGCCCGAAGGACCATCTGACGCCTGGCGGCCCGCGTGGCGACCGTGGCGATACGCCCGAAGTGGGCGACGAAGAAAGCCGCGCGCCGCGCAGCAGCATGGAGCCACGCCCGAGGCGCGGCGGCTCGCGGGACTAAAAGCAAAACCGCCCGGTTGCGAGCCGGGCGGTTCTTGTAGCTTCGTCGGTTGGTTTGTCCGCGTCACTATATGCCATAACCGAACGGAGTTTCCAATGCCTTACAATCCAGACCGCCGCTGGCAGGGTGGCGATGTCGAAGGAACGACAAAGACCGATGTGGATGGCGCTGTTGGCGCTCCCGTCGAAGTAGCCGACGCTTCTTATGAGGCCGGTTATGACTGCCAGGAAGTCACCATGCAGGAAGGTTACGTGACGCTGGCGGATGTGAAACGCGGCTTTTGCTCGTATGGCGTCGGTGTCGGCGATGCGCGGGGGAAAGGCTACATTGGAGGCAAGCGGTAATGCACCGTTTCAATCCAGAACGCGCCTATGCGGAAGTGTTCGGCATTCCCGGCGTATCCTACCAGCAGAACGGGTGCTATTTCCGCCGCGACGGGGTATTTGTCGAAGGCGATCCCGACCGCGAGCGGGAACTGACCGAACTCAAAACCAAGATTGCCGATCCTGAACTGGCGGAAGAAGTCCGGGACGGTCTGCGGGAACGTCTCGGTTTCATTCAGGACAAACCCGTTGCCGTGTCGGCCCCACTGCCCCGCGTTGAAGCCGTTGTCAAACCACCATCGGATGACATGCGCCTAGCCGAAAACAAGGCGTTGAAGGCGCAGATGGAAATCTACGGCCAGGCGTGGACCGGCGTTTCGGATGCGAGGCGGTATTTGGCGGGGAAAGCGTGATAGTCCCGGACTCCCTGGTTGGGCAGGATTATGTCCGCCGCACGCTAGAACTGGCCGAGACGACGCCTGATGGCGTGTTTGTCGAGGTTGGTGTTTACAAGGGCGGCATGGCCTATCATCTAGCAAAACTCGCACGTTCGCGGAACGTGGCGTTGCACTTGTTCGACACGTTCACTGGCATTCCGATTGCCGATCCCGACGACAACCATCGCGTTGGGGATTTTGGCGACACCTCGGCGGAACAGGTGCGCGCTCTGATCCCGGATGCGGTGTTCCATGTCGGCGTGTTTCCCGGAACGATGCCAATTCAGTTTCAGCCTGTCGCGTTCGTTCATTGCGACTGCGACCAATACGAAAGCGTGCGGTCGGTCATTCAAGTATTTTGGCCGATCATGGTGCCGGGTGGTGTCATGGTGTTTGACGACATGGATACCAGGGGTGGCCGCAAGGCTATCAAGGAAGCGTTTGAAGGGCGCGGCTTGGCGGAACTGCATGGCAGAACGTATGTGAGGAAGCCGCTTTGACGTGCGATCCTTACCGTTTTGGCGAATGCGAAGCGGCGAAGATAGCGCCTCTTATCGTGCCTTACGTTCAAGGCCGGTGTCTGGATATTGGTTCCGGCCCCGGCAAGGTATGGCCGTCGCTGATCGGGATTGACCTGATGACGCAGGGCGGCCGCCCTGTAACGGATATGGCGATTGACGGCACGGTGCTGCCGTTTGGCGATGCCACCATGGACGGGGTGTTTTCGTCATTTCTTTTGCAACAAATGGAACCATCAAAGGTGCCGGATGTCTTGCGGGAATGGGCGAGGGTCATCAAACCCGGCGGTCACATGGTTCTCTATGTGCCAAGCGCCGCACTGGCGCCGCACGTTGGATCGGATGGGGCGTATCCTGGACAGCGATGGAATATCGCCGCTGGGGAACTCGAAAGACTGCTTAAATCCGAAACACGGTGCGGCTGGGAACTGGCGGAAAGTGAGGAACGCGATCAAGGCGACGAATTTGGACTTCTGGTTGTTGTAAAGAAAACGGTGGAAGGCTGGACCGAAAAGGTCTGGCAACGCAATCCTGACGGCAAGAAGCGGTCCTTGGTTGTGCGTTACGGCGCCATCGGGGACGCCATCGTGACGGCCTCGATATTTCCCGGACTGAAAGCGCAAGGCTACCATGTGACGGTGAACTGCCGCCCGTCCACTTACGACGTGCTGCGTGAAGACCCGTTTGTTGACGAATGGCTCATTCAAGAAAACGATTTCGTTCCGAACGAAATGCTCGGCCAATACTGGTCCGGCATGAATGAGCGATACGACCGGGTTATCAACTTGTCCGAAAGCATCGAAGGCTGGCTTTTGGCACTTCCTGGTCGGCTCAATCATGCCTACCCGTATGGAACGCGCGAGCGGCTTTATGGTGGTGTGAACTATCTCGAACACACGCACAACATTGCCGATGTCCCGTTTGATTTTTCCAACGCGCGGTTTCATCCCACCGAAGACGAAGCCAAGTGGGCGCGAGCCGTGCGCCGGCACATGGGCGGTTCCGTGGTGGTGTGGTGCGTCAACGGTTCGTCGCCACACAAGGTTTATCCGTTCGTGCAAGTCGTGTCCGCATGGCTTTTGGAGCGAACCACGGCGCATATCGTGCTGTATGGCGATCCTGGGGTCGGCAAGCAGTTGCAGGACGCGATCATGGATTGCTTGCGCCGCGACGGTGCGGACATGGCGCGTGTTGTTGGCGTGGCCGATAAGTGGAAGATTCGGCAATCGCTGGCGTTCGCGCAAGTCGCGGATTGTGTTGTCGGACCTGAAACGGGACCGATGAACGCGGTGGCGATGGAGGATGTGCCAAAGGTCATTTACCTGTCGCATTCGTCGGCGGCCAATCTGACAAAGCATTGGCGCAACACGACCACGCTTCTTCCGGCGAATGTCGCCTGTTATCCGTGCCACCGGCTGCATTCGACGTGGCAGCATTGCAATCAGGACGAAGCGACACGAGCGGCTTTGTGTGCGTCGTCCATCAGACCTGAAACTGTTTTTGAAGCGATTGGGCGTGCCATCATTCAGCGAGCGGCGGCCTGATGGATTACACCCAACTCACCGGATCAAACACGACGTATGGAAGCATCGCGAACTGGATCAACAGTTCACAGTTGGTGGGTGCCGCGCCGGAAATCGTGCTTGAGGCGGAGTCCTGGATTTACCGCCGCCTACGCCACTGGAAGATGCTGACGATGCCGACATTCGGTTCGTTCACGATCGGGCAGGATTACATTACGAACCCGTCCGACATACTAGAGCCGTTCCTGTTGTGGACGACGGGAAACTACTTTCAGATCATGCCGATGATGACGCCGCAGGAAGTGATCTGTAACTGGTCCTACAACGGTGATGGGACGCGGACGCAGCAACAGCCTCTCATGTATTGGATGAACCAAACCGCGCTTTCGTTCGATAGTCCACCGGATCAAGCCTACGGGTATGCGTTGATTTATTTCCAGCAACCGGCGCCTTTGGCAACGACCATCACGAACTTCCTGACCGCGACATATCCTCGGTTGGTGCGCTGCGCCTGCATGACGGCGGCGTGCGAGTATGCGAAGGATGTTGGGCAGGGAAACATTGACCGCACCTATTGGGAACAGGCCGCACAGGACGAAATTGACAAGGCTCAAGCGGAAAGTGACCGCTCCAAGCGCGCCACCGTTGCGGGGGCTGTGCTGATCGGGGGAGGCGTCGCATCGAACTTTCCGTCGTATGTGACGGGCTACTGATGTGGGCCTGACGCCAATCGCCGCTGCGCCTGGCATTTGCCTGTCAGCCTCGAATTACGCGGTCGGCAAGGACTTTGCCTATGTCGGAGAGGGCAACACATTTCGCCAGGGATCGGGCCGATGGGTCGCGGGTCAGAACATTGAATTTATCGCCGGGTTTGCTCAAAAAATAGCGGGTTGGGTTGAGGCGACATCCTCAAAAGTGGTCGGGATTTCGCGCGCCGTCTGTCCGTGGCGCGACAACGCCGGATCGGTGCGAACCGCGATCGGCACGGACAGCCATTTGTATTACCTGCTGGGCGGGACGCTGACGGACATAACGCCGCTCCGAACGCTGGTTACTGGCACGCTTTCGTCGCCATTTACCACGATTATCAACAGTTACACGATTGTCGTCGCCGATACGAACCAGGAATTGAACAACGGCGATTGGGTCTACCTTTCGGCCTCGGCGGCGGTTGGCGGCCTGACGATAAACGGCTGGTATTCCGTATCAAACCAAACGAGTTCCGGCTATTCGATCGTATCGCTGATAGCAGCAACGTCCAGCGCGACCGGCGGCGGGACAACGAATTTCAGTTATCCGCGCGTCAACCTCACAAACCCGTTCACCACCACGGCGCTATCCCCTCTCGTCAATGTCAAACAGACCAATCACTCTGCCGCCGTGGGAAACTACGTTGACTTTTCCGGCGCGTCTCCGGTTGGTGGGCTGACGATAAACGGCGAATACCAGATTACCGCCGTGGTGGATGCCAACAATTACACGATCACCGCGGCAAGCAATGCGTCCTCGTCCACCACGGGCGGCGGCACTGTCAGCGTCACCTGTGACATTTACGTGCCGCAACCGTCAGGAACCGGCTCGATTGGCTGGGGGCAAGGCGCGTGGAACGCTGGTGTATGGGGTGGTGGTCTGAATTACACGGCCTCGCTCGCAAATGGGTGGACGCTATCGGCCTATGGCAACCAGATGCTTGCCAACGCGGTTGGTGGCACGATTTATGTGTATGACCCCGTGCAAGGTGGACGGGCTTATCCGCTCCTGAACGCCCCCACTACTGTCAACGCCATGTTCGTGACGCCGGAGCGGTTTGTTGTCGCCTTGGGCATCAACAGCAATCTGATGGAACTGGCGTGGTGCGATCAGCAGGATTACACCGTTTGGACCACCACGGCGACGAACACCGCGAACAGTGGCCGCACGCTGATTGGCGGCTCGTATCTTTCCGGCGGCATTGCGATCCGCGACGGCACATCGCTGATATTCTCGGATCGCTGCGTGTTCAACATGACTTACACGGGAACGTCCGAGATCTACACGACGCAACAGGTTGGCGATAACTGCGGCCTGATAAGTCCGACAGCGGTTTGCGCGGAAGGCGGCACGGCTTACTGGATGTCCGACAAGGATTGGTGGACGTGGAACGGTTCGACGTCAGTGCTTCCGTCCGATGACGTGCGCTCATCCGTATTTCAAGGTGGGATCAACACCTCCTATCTCAACAAATGCACGGCCATGTTAAACCGTGCCAAGCGGCAAGTGCGGTTTTTTTATCCCGGTGCGGGTGAAACTGAAAACTCAGCCGGGATGATTTTCCAATACGATCAAAACTGCTGGGGTCCGCTTGGCTTTGCGCGCTCCGCCGGTTTTGACGCTGAATTGCTGTCCACGCCGATCAGCACTGACATTGACGGGTATATTTATTTTGAAGAAACCGGAACCGACGCCAACGGCGCGGCATTGCCGTGCAACATCGAACTTGGCCTGACCGATCTTGGCAACGGGGACCGCAACAGTGACATCATGGGGATTATCCCGGATTTTCAGACGCTTGTGGGGACGATAGATATATCAATCGAAACGGTTTACTTCTCCCCTTACACGTCAGAGACGGACGGCCCGTATCCGGTCGTGGGTTCGTCCACGCAGGGGCAGAGGATTGATCTTCGGTCAAACGGGAAAGCATTTTCGATTTCGATGGAAATGAACGATATAGGTGAAACGTTTCGTCTCGGCCTTCCCCGCCTTGATGTCAGTGCCGCCGGAGCGAGGTCGTAATGGGTGTTCCTACCGCCAACAAGGGCTACTTGGTTCCGACGCTGAACGGCGACAACGGAACGTATGGCATTGAAATAAACGGCGATCTGGCGACGATTGACCTGAACCTAGGCGGCGCGCAAACGATCAGCGTCGCCGGAAACAGCAACATCACTGTGTCTGCCACGCAGGCGCAATACCTCGCGACGGTTCTGACGGGCGCGCTGACCGGAAACATTCAATACATTCTGCCGGCGGTTGGTGGTCTTTACATCATCAAAAACGGCAGTTCCGGCGCCTACACGATCACGGTTCTGACCAGCGCGGCCGGTTCGACCGGCATTGCCGTGCCGCAAGGCATGACGCTGCCTGTGTGGAGCGACGGAACCAACGTCTACCTGGCGCAAAGCGGTTTGCCATCCGGGACGTATGCTTTCAACATTTCGGGCAACGCCGCCACGGCAACGACTGCCTCGACGGCCAGCGCGGTCGCGTGGTCTGGCATCACCGGAGTTGCCGCCGCCAGTCCGACGTTTACCGCTGTAACGGCTGGGACATTCAGTTGCACAGGCGGGGCAACAGCAGCGGGCACTGGTTGTTACCTGACGGCATCTTCGGTTCAAACAACAGCGGCGGCGTGGAGCGTCAGCATTGGCATCGCATCCGCGAACGGCATGTCCGCCGCCGGTTTTTATGCGCCATCCGATGTGCGCGTAAAAACGGACATCATTGATATTCTGCCGCGTGAAGGTGTGGATTGGGTCATGGCGGCTCGCCCGCGCCATTACTGGAAAGACGGCCATCCAGAAGCCGGGTTCATTGCTCAGGAAGAACTCGCAAACGGACGTGGCGAGGCGGTCATACAGATCAAGGACGACCGGGAAATGTTCGCCAAAGGCGACGGTTTTGCACAAGACGGTCATCGCTTGGCGATAAATTACGACCACCACATCGCCTATCTTACAGCGGCGCTTCAGTCGGCTCTCCAGAGGATTGCGGCTTTGGAGGCACGCCCATGAACCGCACCGTTCTTCCGAAACCCCCAAATCCAGCGGAATATCAAAACCCGGTCGCGTGGCAACAGGCGGCTTATTTGTGGATGGAGCAGGTAAAATCCCGTATCGAAACGGATAGCCGGATCAACACCACGCCAATCGCGCCATTTGCGGTCGGGACTTACACGTTGGTCAACACCGTGACCGGCACGGATAATCTGTCAAATTTCGTAGCGACAATGATTGTAGCGTTCACCAAAACCGGTGTTGTGGCGCCGAACTCTCAGAGGTTGAGTTGAGCGGTTCGCAACAATCTGACGCGCCCGGAATGATGCCGCCGCAGGGTCCGGGCGGCCGTGGTGGCGCTCATCCGTTCGGGCATCCTCCGGGTGGCCGTGGGGCGGCTCAGATGCCATCCGGCGGTCCTATGGCCTCGCAACAACCGGGTCCGCCCGGTTCGGGAGGCTCGCAACCGTCCATAAATCCTGTTACAGGGTTCCAACAATTCAATTTTCAGGATGCCGCCATGAGTGGTCCGCCGATGATGGCTGGAACGGCCCCGCAAATGCCGCCGCAAGCCCCTCCGCAGGGGCAGATGCCGCAATTGCCCCCGCAGGTGCCGCAAATGCTCATGCAGCGGATGCAGGGCGGTGGTCAGCCTGGGATGCCGCCTGGGGGTATGCCGCAGGGGCAGATGCCGCCTGGCGGGATGCCGCCGCGCCCCCCAATGCCGCCGCAAGGTGGACCGCCTCAAGGTGGACCGCCTCAGATGGGTGGCGCCCCGCCGCAGCAGATGCCGCCACAGGGAGCGGTTCCGCCGCGTTTGCCGCCGCCGGGGTCGCAACCGATGACGCCGCCACAGATGGCCGCACAAGGCCGCAACGGCGATAGCGTGGTTGCCCATCTGACGCCAGGCGAAATCGAAATCCCGCCGCAGGTTCAAACGCCGCAACTGATCGCGGCGATCCGGCAAGCGTTCGCTCATTTCGGCATTTCGCCGGCACAGTTCACGGCAGGCTCTCCAAACGCCAGTCACAACCCCGCGACGGGTGCGCCTGAGTTCAACTTTCTGTCTTCAATCCTGCCCATGATCGCGGCAGGCGGTGCGTCCATCGCCGCGCCAGCCTTGGCGCCCGCCGCTTTATCCGGCGCGTTGGGTAGCGCATTGGTTCCCGCCGCCGCTGGTCTTGGTGCGGCGGCTGGCACAGCGGCAACCGGAGGCAATGCGAGCCAGTCACTTTTGAGCGGCGTAGGCGCTGCTGGCGGTTCCGCGCTGTTGGGTGGCCTCAACCCCGCGACATCGGGGACGTTTAGCGCCACGCCAGCGTCAAGCGCGTTGTCTGGTGGCAATCTCCCATCGGTGCAGTCGGCACTGTCAGCGGGTGGTTCGACCGGCAACATGAACGCAGGCATGATCAATGGCCCTGCCAACCCATTCAGCGGCGCGGCGGGTGCTACGGCGGCGCCCGGAATTGCCTCCGGTGCGCCTACCAGCAACGCGATGCCGGGATTGTTTGGCCGTCTTGGCGGCACGCTAGGTTCGGCCTCGCCGGCGATAGGTGCGGGCCTTGGCGCGGCGATCGGCGGCTCGCTTGCGCCGGCCACACAAAAAAGCATTTTGCCGCCTGGGTTCAACAACAACCTTCCGGCGCTGAATACGAATTTCGGCCAGTTGAACGGCTCCAACGTCCAGAGCACGCCGTCGTTTCAAAACTATAATCCGTATCAGGCGGTTTCGGGACCGACCCCTGGTTATAACTTCTATCCGCAGACCTGATGGACGGTCTGACGCACATTTCGCTACCGGCTGTTATGCGGGTGATGCCCGAGAACATCACGCGCCTATGGCCTCAACTTGAAGCGCTGTTCCGGCCGGCGTTGCTGCTGACATCGACGCACACCGCCGATGATGTTCGTCGCGCGCTGATGGCGATGCGGCGCAGTTGTGGGCGCAGATGGATGGCACCACTGTTGAAGCTGTTGCAACAACGAATTTGTGGATTATCCGGTAGGTCTATACGTGCGAGTGTGGCACGCCGGAGCGCGACGGGACCGACGCATGAACGAAGCGGCTTTTTTTGATGTGCTGGAACAATGGCGCGTCGGCAATGGCTGCGTTGGGTTTGAGGCGATCGGGCGGCACGGGTGGCTGCGGAAGTTTCAGGGCGCACGGATCGAAGTCTGGTGATGCGTTGGACGCCGGATAGTAATGGCGAAGTATCATGAGCGGCGGCAGCGGCTCGACGAGTAATACCAATACTCAGGTCCAACAAATTCCGGCGTTTGAGCAGCAATCGTCACAAAACAACCAAGCATTAGCCGAGTCTCTTGCAAGTCAACCGTATCCTACGTATCAGGGTGATCTGATACAAGGGTTTTCGCCGTTTCAGACCGGGGGGCAATATCAAGCCATACAGGCGGCGAGCGCGTATCAGCCTGAACTGAATACGGCAACCGGCACCGTTGCGGGCGGCTTGAACTCGAATGGTGTGAACGCCTATTCCGGCGCGTCGGCAAATGAACTTGGCTCGGTGCAAAACCTTTCCGCGACCAATCCCGGATCGGTTTCGGCGTATATGTCGCCGTATGTGCAACAGTCTTTGGAACCGCAAATCAACGCCGCTGAAAATCAGTTGGCCTTGCAAAACCAGCAAACAAACGCTCTCGCGACGCAATCCGGCGCGTTTGGCGACGCAAGGCAGGGCGCTCAGACTGCTTTGAACAACTATTACGGCGATCAGACGTTGGCCGGAATTGAAGGGACCGGATACAACACCGCCTATTCGCAGGCTCTGACGGGCATCAACAACCAACAGACCCAGGACGTAAACAGCGCGAACACGTTGGGAAACCTCGCGAGTTTGCAGAACACCGAACAAAACACGCAGTTGCAAGGCGGCTTGGACCAATCGACGCTGGCGGGACTGCAACAGTCGCTTGGGATCACGGGGGCCGGGGCGACATACAACGTCGGCCAGCAGCAGCAGACGCAGGGGCAGACCGAACTGAATGCGGCTTACCAACAGTTTCTCAATCAGGTAAACTGGCCGTATCAGATGCTCAACGTGCAAGAAAGTGCTTTGTCGAACTCGCCCTACAACATTGCCACGGCGGTTCAGTTGCCGAACGCGAACACGTCGGCGCAAGGGTTTGGCTCGCTTGCCGGGTTAAGTGGCATTTTGGGTGGCCTGGGTAGCGGCAGCAGCGGCGGCGCTGCCGGGTCCAACGTCTTCGGTGCGGCTTGATGCCTCTAGGTGATCCCTTTGCGTTTGATACGACCGATCCGAACGCACCTGGGATGCTGGGTCAGACGCCGCAATTCTGGCACGATCTGGCGTCTTTTGGCGGCAACCTGAGTGCGGCGGCGAACGCTCGCACGGGGGACGGTCATCTGGCAAACGGCACAAGTTTTGCTGGGGCGCTGGGACCTGCCATCACGGCCACGATGGATCAAGGCCGCCAGAACGCAATATCGCGTTCGCAGTTGGCATCGCAGCAAGCGACGACGCAAAATCAGTTATTGCAAAACCAAGCTACGTCGCTGGGTCTGCCGCTACTCAAAGCCCAAACCGAAATGCAACTCGGTTTCCTGAACGGTATGCCAGGAATCGCAAAATCGTTGCAGGGCGGCACGCAGGGGGGTGGCACGCAGGGCGGCGGGCCGGATGCGCCTGCTTCGGATTACGCTACGGCGATTATCGGCAAAGAGGGGGGCGGTCGCAGTCAGACATCATCGGCGGCTGGCGTTGGGCAATTTACCTACCAGCCTGACGGTAGTGGGACGTGGAACCAGTTTGCCAAGGAAAACCCGCAATATTTTCAAGGCATGACGTCGGATCAGGTCGCTCAGGCGCGATTTGATCCGAAAATGGGTGCCAGGGCAACGGACTGGCTTGCCAGCAAAAACGTGGCACCGTTGCAATCCGCAGGCGTGTCACCTACCGGGCAGGCGCTTGGGATTGCTCACTACCTTGGCCCGCAAGCCGCTGGTGCCATCATGAAAGCCGATCCGGCCGCGCCGGTAACGGACGTACTGACGCAATCCATCGGCCCCGACCATACGCGGGCTTATGTGCAAGCCAATCCGAAACTGGCGGCACAGACCGTCAGCGGGCTTCGGAACGAGTATGCTGGTATTCCTAACCTGAACTTTGGCGGCGGTGGGAAGGAAGCGCCCGCTGGTGGTCAAACCGCATCGTCGGCGGACGATCTGGCGTCGAATTACGAGCAGCAATCCGCGACACTGACGGCGCGGGCCACGCGAATTGAGGCGCTGCAAAATCTGGCGCAAAATCTGCACATTCCCTGGCCGGCGATGGCGCAGCAATATCGGATACCGTTGACGGACGATCCGGCGGTTCTGCGGAGTAATGCGGAAAAGGCAAACGCGGCGGCTATTGAGTTGCGGACGGCGGGGCCGACCGCAAAAAGCAAAGCCATGAACTCGAATTGGGAAGCGCGCCAAGGCGGGATGGTTGGCACGTTTGACAACAATGGAAACAGGATCGTTATAAAAAACCCCCAATACGAGGAAACACAAGACGCCCAAGGCAACACAATTCCGATGCACGTCGTTCCCCCGGAGCCTGGTTCTCCAGAGGGAACTCCGGGTCGTGCGTCGCCTATCCTTGGTCCCAATGGCAAGCCCATCGTCACCAAACTACCGCAAAACGTGCAAGAAGCGCGGGACAAGGCTTACACCGATTTTAGTGGCAAGGATACGGACTCTTATATCGCGGCGCAAAATGCTCACACATGGCTTGAGCAAATGGACCATTCTGCCGACGTTCTCAATCAGAACGGAGGTTTTATGGGGACTGGACCAACCGCGCCGGAAAGGCTGGCTTTTGCCAATAATGTCAATGACATTCTGAGAACATCAGGGCTTCCGTCAGTTTTTGATCCAAGCCAAATTTCCGCGTGGGAAGAACTAAAAAAGGCAACGATTACGGCTGGCTTTGAGTTGGCGAGCCATTACGAAGGTCATGCAAGGCAAGCCGCTTCAACGATCATGAACGCCACCTTGGCGATCCCGTCTGCCGCCAACACTCCAATTGGTTTCAAGCTCGTTTCTAACGGGATCAAAGAGTCCGCCCAACAGGCTATAGATTTGCATGAGTTCAAGCAGAATGTTTACAATAACAACGGCGATCTCGTTAAGGCAGAGGTTGATTTCTACAAACAAAACCCCCCTCAGGCTTACGCCAGACGGGCCATAAGCGCGGCCGATCCTGCAAAAACACCTTATTCGGTGGCGTCGGACGATCAGCTTTCGCGCTTCCTGCCTGGGACATACGTGAAATATAAAGACAGGGTGGTGCAAGTTCCTGAACGTCAGGGCGCTCCTTCTATTCCTTATTACATGAAACCAATACCAACCCAGACGGTTAATCCGTGAGCGGGGCTACGTCAATTCTGGATAGCCTTCCGCCCGTTCCCATGCAGGGGATGGCGCCTCCAATCGCGCCAGTCAATAAGGCGTCGATACCTACGATGGTTGTGCGCGGCGCAGCTCAGCAGTCGTCAAAAACTTCGATCTTGGATTCACTTCCAGAGGCTCCGTTACCGTCAACGTCGGCGCCTCAACAAAGCCCGACATGGGCAGGCATCGGCAAAAACGCCCTAGCCGGTGTTGGCGATGTCGCATCCAGCGCGCTCAACATAGCCTCCGATCCGGTTGGCAACCTTGTCGGCAAACCCTTGGCGACTGCTGGGGTGTTCGCTCACGACGCTCTAGCGCCTTACCTAGGATACCAGCGGTTTCCCGACGATATTCGAAACATGCTGTTGTCCGACAATGTGCCGCAATCTGGCACGAAAATTGTCGATGCTGCATCTCATGCGGTCGGTTTGCCATCGCCCGATGAAATCCCGGCAAACGGTACGGCGGAGAGGCTAACGCGGAAGATCGTAGGGAATGCCGGTCTGGCACCGCTTCTAGGTCCTGCCGAAGCCGGCGCTGCGCTTCCGGCGATACTCGGCGCATCCGGTGCCGTGGGCGGAGACATCGCAGCGCAAGCGGCACCGGAATGGGCAAAGCCCGCTGCCGAACTGGCCGGGAATATCGCTGGAAGCGTAGTGGGGATTCCCATTGTGAAGGGTGCTCAAGCTGCTGGGAATAAGATCGTCAGCACCGCCGGCGGCATGGGCATCTCCGGCATCTACCCCAAACAGGACTTCAACGGCGTCCCCGCCACAAACACGCAACTTTTGAACAAGGGAAAGCAATTCGCCGAACTGCTAGGCCCGGAAGGTCGCCAGCAACTTGAAGCATCCGGGCAAGCCGAAGCCCGCGCCAAGGAACTCGAAACGCAACTAGCCGATCCCGCGCTGTGGCCAGCGGATCGCCGCCGCGGGGAAGCCGAACTGAAATCGCTGCAAGACCAGCGCGAGCAAACCGTTCCCGGCTTCGAGCCAACAACCGCGCAAGTCGCGCCAACCGTGGGGACGGTCGGTTACGAAAACAGCATGCGTGTGATGCACAACGACGCATTCGCGCAACGGAACCGCAAACAGAACAACGCCGTGACGGGCGCGTTGCAGGGCATGGCGCCAAGCGACGCCAGCCCGCAGGCCGTGGCCGATATGTTCATGCGCCAACTGGAAGCGATGGAAGCCAAACGCGACGCGGACACCGAAACGGCACGCACCAACGTTGCCGGGCAGACTGATGCGCTAGGCGGCGAAGGCACGCCAACGGGCTACGGAGAGGCGATCCGTGGCGCTGTGCAGCCCGCGTTGGACCGTATTGACCAAGCAGGCCAACAGCGCGTGGCGAAGGCGTCCAAAACCGTCAGCGAGGCCACGGATAGTCTTGGCGGCCAGGTGTCGCCGGATGCCAGCGGAACCAAAATCAGGGGGCTTCTCAGCGAGCACAACCAAGCCGAGAAGATGCTGGAAGGGCGGTTGTGGGATGCCGTTGACCCGGACGGAACGCTGGCGCTGAATGACGAACCGGCCATCCGCGCCGCAAAAGACGTTCAAGGCGAGTTTGATCCGCTGGATTGGGATCGCGCTAGTCCAATGCTGCGAAATTGGGTAAGCACGTTGAGGCGCAGCAACGGCGTGCAGCTTTTCAGCCGGTTTCGCATGAATTATTCCGATCTTGCTTCCGACATCCGGAAACTGATCCGATCTGGCGCACCGGATGCGAAACTGATCCGGCATTTGGAAATCCTCAAGAAAGGCATGGAGGATTCGGTCCGCCAACACATTGTTGATGAGGCGGGGGCTGACGCTGCGAACGGCACAAGTGGTATATCGGGTCGGATACGATCTCTTGGGGAGAATGGCGGTGGATCGGCACCAACTGGTCTGCGAGGTGAACAGGGCAATCCGCCTGAGGTCGAACCCGGAACAGGTGAGCGAAACGGCGTTTCTGCTCAGGGCGGAACGGAAAGCGGAACTGCTGGGGGACAAGGAAGTGCTAGCGGCAATCGCGGCGTGGCGGCTGGAACAGCAGATGCGGTAAACATTGCAATCAGAGGATACGAGCGCAACCCAGCGGATGCTATTCAAGGCCGCATTGAATATTTGAAAGAGCGACTGGCGGACCCCAATGCGACCGACGCCTTTAAGCGCGAAATGCGTAGTCGCATCCGCGCATTTGAAAGATACGTCACCGCAAGAGAGGATGCCTTGCGGGGTGTTGATTCGGGCCTTGCGGCTTCCATTCTGGCGCTCCGACCCAAAGATATAATAACCGGCATAACGGATGACGGAAAAACAGTCAGAGGTGAAGTTTCTGGTTTTGACAGAAATTTTGTTGGTGTAACCGACGAAGATGACTTTGTTCATACGATTACCCCGGCTAATATTCGTTCGGTAGAACGGAAAAACTTTGTCGAAAAAAACAATACCACCCCACCGGAACCGCCCCCAAAAACGAGTGCCCCAGCGGATAAGGTCGTCCCAACCGAACCGCTAAAATCCCTCAATCGCGCGCCCGAAACGCTGCACGATTTCGTCATCCGCAACGGTGGCGTCCAAGACCCGACTGGCGACCTGAAAGCGAACGGCCTCGACACGGTTCATCATAGGGCTGGCGGTCGCCTGATAAACCCGCGTGGCCTGCACCCCGACAAGATGCGGGAAGCGGCGGTCCAAGAAGGGTTTCTTCCGGCCAACGCTGACATAAAAGCGTTCTACGATGCGCTAAGTTCGCACGTTCCGGTTTACCGCGGCGGCGATGCGGCGGACGCCATCCTGGCAAAACAGTCGGCCAAAGAAGCGCGTCTCAATGACGATGCCAGGTACAATTCGCGTGATGCCGTCGCGTCGGCATGGGACGAAGCCGGTCTGAGGCCGTCGAAAGAAGAACTTGAGCACGCCACTGATCTGCACATGCAGGGCGTTGACCCCTATGAGGCGATACGGCAGGCGCGGGGCGCGACCGAGGATCGTATTCTCCAACAGAACGCGGAACACGAAAACGTCGGATCGCCCGGCGTTACGCCCGCTGCCCGCCAATCGGAAATGCCGGTTGACGGCAAACCGCCCATTCAACCGAACTGGACCCCAGCCAACACCGAAGCGCGAGCCAAAGCCAGCGCCGCCACGCAGGAACGCAAAACCACTTTCCACGAAGGCCCGGTTGGCGAGGTTCTGCGACCCGGCACACGTGGTGGTGGTTATGATGTCGAAAACGCCAAGGTCGCCAGCAAGTTTCTGACGGGTGACGCGGCCGAACCAAGCCGCGTGCAAGCGTTCGTCAAAGCCGTTGGCGGTCTGCCAAGCGCGATCGGCGCGATGCGCGATGCGTTGGTTGCTGACCTTCGCGACAAAGGAATACTGAAACCGGACGGCACGCTTGACCCAAAACAGTTCGCGAACTGGCGCCAGCGTCGCGCCCGCACGATTGATATGTTTCCCGGTTTGGGCGATGGCTTGGAGAACGCGGCATCGGCGCAGAAAGCCTTGGCCGACGAAATACAGGCTCATAGCGAAGCGGTCGGCAATTTCCGCAAGGGCTTCGGTTTTGATACTGACGTGGCGAATGTGCCTGACTTCTTCCTGTCCCGTAATGCGGTCGAACCGGGGCGGGTGCAGGCTTACATAAAAGCAGTTGGCGGTGAGCCTAAAGCCGTTGAGCATCTGAGCCAGGCGCTTGTCGCAGAACTGCGGAACAGGGGTATCATTCAGCCTGACGGTCTGATTGACAACAAGAAGTTCCCCGGTTGGCTTCGTCAGCGGCAGGAAACGATTTCGCAGTTTCCCGGTCTTGGCGAAAAGTTCGAGAACGCCAAAGCCGCGCAGATCGCTTACGATCAGACGTTTGCCAAACACTTCCAGGATTTGCGGGATTTCCAGAACGGTGTCGCAAAGCGGTTTTTGAAGAACGATCCGCAAGTCGCCGTCGATGGCATGTTCAAGTCCGGCAATTCGCGGCAGGAAGCGCGGCGGCTTTACGATGCCGTGAAGAACGATCCCGACGCTTTGGCTGGTTTGAAGCGCGGCATGGTAGACCATCTGGATCAGAGGTTTAACGTTTCCGACAACCCGGAAGCCACGAACAGCGTGATAAAATCGAAATCGTTTTTGGATTTCATGAACAAGCACCGCGACGCCTATAAAATCGTATTTGGTGGTCAGGGCGCTCAGGTGATTGAACAGGTCGAATCGGCATTGAACCGCATCGCCCGCGCGAAACAGACGGAAGCCACGGGGGGTAGCAACTCGGCGCAAAAACTTGCTGGGTTGGCGAAACACGGTGCATCAGTGGCGGGTGCTGGTGTAGGAACGACTTTGTTCGCTTTGCTTGGAGAACATTTGGGTGAGCATATGATGAACATGGCGGGGCATGGAGGCATCCTTGGTTCTGCGGCTTCCATCGCTGGCGCGGGCGCCGGTCTGTGGGTCCATTCCTTGCGTCAGGCTGGCATCAACACGATGAACGATCTTGGGCGCGAAATGATGCTACACCCCGATCTGGCGCGGTCGCTGCTCAAGCGCGTCGATGCTCAACACGAACTTTCCATTTTGGCGCAGCGTAAGATTGGCGCTGCGATCCACGGCGCTGTGCTGGCTGATTTGTCTCAATCCCAACAGGGTAACGTCCGATGAAACTGCTTTTGAGATTGCTATTCGTCCTTTTGGTCGCGCCGCTGCTATGCGCCATGTATGGCTACTCCACGGCCACACAGTCACTCTCGGCGGTCGGGACAACGACGCCAACGCCTGTCGTGTCACTGGTCAACAAAACGGAAGCCTCGCCACCTTGGTTGCAACCGGCCATTATCGTCAACCTGACATCGGGCGCGTCTCTGACCTACAGCGTGGAAGTGACCGGGGATGACGTTCTATTTCCCGGCTACAATCCCGCCACGGGGAATTGGGCGCCGTTCACGAATATGTCCGGTCTGACCGCATCGGCAACCGGCACTCTCGGCGCGGCTGTGACGGCGGTCCGGTTGCACGTCACGGCTTACAGCAGCGGCACGGCAACCCTTCAATTCGTGCAGCAAATCGTCAACTAAACGCCCTTTGGCAAGGCGCCGGACTGTCGTGATGACAGCCCTTCCCTTTGATGGAGCCCCCTATGTATCGTGCTTTGGTTGCGCTTCTGCTGCTTGTAAGTGCCCCCGCTTGGGCCGGGGGTATCGCCGGGAATGGCGGGACGGGGATTGAAGGTAATCCGACCGGCGGCGGTAATGGCAGCGGTTCCCCCGCCGGCAACACAAACGACCTTCAAATCAACGCAGGCAGCGGCAACTTCGGCGCGATCACGCCAGGTTCCGGCGTGGCGACGGCGCTAGGGGTGAACCTCAACGGCACCGGGGCACTGTCAGCGACGACCTCGCCAACGTTCGTCACGCCGACGCTGGGTGCGGCGTCCGCGACGAGTATCAACGCTACGGGCGGGACGCCCTACAGCGTCACCGGGACGGAGGTCATCAACCTCTACTCCAACCAAACCAGCCCGATCGCCGACACCGAACTGAACAGCACCAATCCGGCGCTGATCTATTTTCCCGGTCCTACCGCGACCGGATATGGTGTCACGCAGAACGCCTACGGCGCCGGTTACGATAACGTCACCACCAGCGATTACACGATCAACGGCACGCTCACGGCGCATGTCGGGCAGCTAAAAACGTCGGTTATTCTTCTCGCTGGCACCGGCACACCGTACATCAACGGCGAGCTTAACCAGGAAAAATCCCAGGTCACAATTCCGACCAACGTGACGGTGCTGACGGGGGAAAACAAAGAACTTAACCTGTCCGTGACAGGCGGCACTGTCACGAAATGGTATGGGGAAACGCTGTATCCAGTGAATGGCAGCACAGGAACGATCGGGACTTATTTTGGCGCGAGTTATGTGCCGACCAACACGAACACTACCGCTGGGTCGTGGGGTAAATCTTACGGTTTTAGTTGCGCGGGATTTGCCGGGTCCGGGGCAGCGCCAACTACGAACGTCTGTTTCTACAATGGCGACTACACAGCGAGTAACCTCAACTTCGGCCACAGCAACACCGGCGTCAGCAGCGGGCATAATCCCACCGTCTCCGCCAACTGCTCAATCGACACGATCGGCTCCACGGAAGGCGGTAACGACGAAACCGGCCTTCTGACGATCACCGGAGCATCCACTAGCTGCACGGTCACGTTCGCGGTGGCTTACGGCAACGCGACGCACTGTTCAATATCGTCGCCGGACGGGTCGCAATACATCTCCTACACGCAGGCTCCGACGACGGCTCTGACCGTCAACTACGTCTCCGCTTCGAGCGGACACTTTATCTACCACTGCATGGGCGGAACATAAGACCATGAAGCGTCTCCTACTTTCCGCGGCAGCGCTGCTGCTCGCGGGCTATGCCTACGCCGTGCCGCCTCTGGCCTCGCAGCTTGGCGGCACGCAGACGGACAATTCCGGCGCGGTGTCCGGCAACGTTCCGGTGTTCGGATCTTCCGGCGCCCTGGGCGACAGTGGAACTGCACTCAGCAGCCTAAGCGGTGGGGGTAACATCGTCACAACGTCTTTCACATCGGACGGAACGTTCACGCCGGCGACAGGCGCGAAAAACCTTCGGATCGTGCTGATCGGGCAGGGCGGCTGTGGCGGCGGCGGTGGTGGCATGACCACGCCATTTAGCGGTGCGGGTGGTGCCGGCGGCGGGACGGTCTTTCCTAAAGACACTGGGTGGTTTCCGGCTTCGCTTGTCACGGGCAGCATCACTATTGCGTTCCCTGGCTCGGCTTGCACGGGTGGCGCTGGTGGCGCGGCGGGCGGGAACGGGACATCGCCAGCGGTCGGCCAGAATATAACCGCGACTTTGACCATCAGCGGCGTGTCCGTGACCCTCCAAGCCGATGGCGGCGGGTCCGGGGCGGGCGCGGTCGGCGGGTCCGGCGCTACGGCGACGGGCGGTGGAAGCGGCAGTTCGTCCTACTCCGCCGGCAACAACGCCAGCGGCGCGACGGGCGGCGGCGCGACGGGCGGCTGCGGCAACGGCGGCGGGTCCGGGGTGGCACCTTCGCAGATTTCCACTATGGGATGCGGCGCCGGGGGCGGCGGCAGCAGCGCGACCGGCGCCGCTGGAGTTGGAGGACGTAGCTCTGGCGGCGGCGGCGGCGCAGGTGCGGGTGGCGGCTGCAACGCAGGCACGGCGGCGGCGGGCGGATCGGCATTCGACTCGCAGGGCGGCGGTTCGGCTTCCGGCGGCGCGGCTACGGGTGCGAATGGCGGCGCAGGTTCGCCATATCCGGCTTCGTTCACATCAGCCGCCGGTTCTGGCGGCGGCGGCGGCGGCGGGAACAGCACGGCATCCGGCGCTGGCGGCAACGGCGGCGCTGGCGGAAATGGCGGCGGGGGCGGCGGTGGTGGATCGGGATGCGGCGCTGGTTCGACTGGCGGTGCCGGGGGGACTGGCGGTGGCCCGTATGCAATCGTGTTTCAGATGTGATGCAGATGCAGACCCGTCTTCTCGCGCTGCTTCCGCTGCTGTTCGCCACTTCGGCGGCGGCTCAGACCATGACCGGCGTCCTCGACGGTGCAACGCCCATCGGCCTTCACGGTTGGGCGTGCGTCCAGGGCGGCGCCAACGCGCCCGTCACGGTGGCACTGCTCGCGGGCGCATCGATCATCGGCACCACGCAGACCTTGCCAAGTTCTGATCCGGCGCAGACCGCGGCGCTGTGTCACTCGACGACGACCTATGGGGTCTACTGGTATCCGCTGACCACGGCCGCGCTGCATCAGTATGCGGGCCAGAGGATCACCGCACAGGCTCAGATGCCGGACGGCACGTGGGCACAGTTGGGCAACGTGGCGCGGTTGCTGCCCGTCACGTGGTCGCCTGCTACCTGGTATCCCTACGTGTCGGTCAACGGCGTCCCGACGCCAGGGGCTGGACCGGGTGACGCGCCGGGATACGCGCTGCAAGGCGATTTCCAGGCTTTGTTTGCGCCAGGCGCGGAACCGGAGGGACCTGATACGCCCCTCCAGCCTGCTCAGCGAGTTGCGAGCGTATAGGCCGCCCAGCAACAATGCCTGTCTGCGCCCTTCTTATGAAAGGAACGAGTGGTGTTGGTCAAGGGCGGTCTGACTTTTGGATCGGACTAAAAACAATGACGCGTAAAACGACGCTTTCTCTGGTCCGCAACGACACCAACGTTCCCTTCATCACCGGCGCTGTCCGAGGCGGACGATATCCAGCGAGTTTTTCTGGTGGGGTCCGGCAACCCGCGCATGGTCCGGGTGGCCTCGCCTCGGCGCTGACGCAGACTTATTGGGTGAAGTGAGCCAAGCTACTTAGAGGGTTTAACATGCCCAATTTCAGTTTGAATTTGGCTTCCTTCGACCAAACGATTCGTCAATCTTCTTTTCGATGGCACTTGTAAGTCGCGCCATCACCTCGCGGGGTGACAGTTCGTCGTCAAATTTGGGGAGAACACCCACATCCTCATCAAGCTCGCGAGGTGCCATGGGGATGGGGTCGGTTTTACGGCGCAGCATGGTTACCTCCTTGTGTTGGGCCAAGAATTCCGACGGCTACATGCGGACAAATCACGGTTCGCGCTCCTTGTCTTCGAGGGCTTTCAGGCGTGGCATAACTTCAAAGAAAATATACAGATAAGCGACAATACCGAAACCGCCTACGATGCCGCTTAGAAAGGCAAAAATTTGGTTGATATTCACCGGCACACCTCCGCCCCATTCGGCAGCGCGTAGCACCGCTCGCCGTCCGGCGCGGCATTAAGGCCACGCGGATCACGTCGTCCTCGGTGGCGGCGTGATCCAGTTCCCGGCTGCTGATTGGGTATCCGGCTTCCTCGCACGCGATCGCGGCGTCGAGGCGCTGGATGTGGAGATCGGCGCGCGGGTCGATTTGCGACAATATGCGGTAGGCGATCATGGGGCTGGTTCCGGTGAGATGTGTGTCGGATCGGATATTTCGGACACACCCTCAATCGCGAGGTAGCCGATGGCCATGTTGTATGATCCAGTCGTCATCTCGTCCAGATATACCTTTTTCCAGCCGTCCAGCATGATAAACGGGCGATCATCTTCGGCAACAGGGGGATTGACGACGGCTTCGTAGTCAAGTTTCGGGTCAGACGGCATGGCTAGAACTCCAAGCAGGGTGCTGATGATGGAGGCGGCGAGGATAAGGCGCATCACTGCCCGCACTCCGGCTCCGGCGGTGGGCAGTCCGCGCGCTCGCCGCTGTCGCGCCAGAAGCAGAGTTTGTTTTTGATGTTCACGAAGCCGTCGCGCTCTCGTGGTGCATCGGTGTAATCCCCAATCAGTATATCTCGACTTTCGGCGTGTAAGTGGAAACCGGAACAACGCCCGATCGCGATCGTGTTGTGCATAGTTGTGGCATTTGCCAAAGAGTAATACCCGATGGCGATAAGGCACCCCCCGGTAGTAAGGTGCTCACCGGAAATAACGTGCCCACCAGTCAGTTTATCGCAGTATTCACGACTCGGTGCGCTTAAAAATTTCCGCGTTATTCCCTCGAAGAAATCCGCTCTAACCGTTAAAGACACATCGGCGGGCGGAGGAATAAAGAAGTCTTCGGCTATGTTTGTATAAGCGGCGAAAATTTTATCGGGCGTCAGCGTGTTCGTGGTGGGTTGTGGTTTCGTCAGGAAATATGTCGCGACTGCTCCCATAAGGATCAAAGCGGGCGCGACCCGGAAAATTCGGCGCATCGTCAGTCCTTCCTTTCGATCAGTCGTTTTACCCGAGTGTCAGGCTGGTAGCACCACGACGTGAAACCGCTGTCCGTTTCGGTCGTCTCCGTCCACGGCCACTCGCCCGGATCGCATCGAGGGAAGTCGTGGGTCATGCCATCCGTCGTCTTGAACTGGCCTGACGCATAAGGCCCGACGATCGCGCTTGACTGCCCCATCAGGATCGCGGCAGCGATCAGTAGGCGCATCACTTTGCCTCCAACGCATCCGGCCCGACCCCGGCGATGATGTCGGTCTGGACGCGCATTTCAACCGTGGCGTCGTCAGGCTCTACGGTCTTCGTTTCTCCCTCCGGGCAATAAGAGCCGTATATCTTGAAATCAGCACCGATTGTCCCGATCGGGCCGCACTCACGCTGGTAAGTCAACCGCGCTCGCTCCGCCGCGCGCATCCGTTCCAGGTCTGCTGGGGTGTAAGCGCGCTGGGCTGGTATTGCGGTGATCGGGTGCAGGACTAAATCGCCCGTACCCCATATATTCGGGAGCAGCGTGTTGTTTCCGCCGCCTCCGCCGATTATGGATGTGGTCTGGTGCAAGGGCACCGGAGCGGTCACAGTGCCGGTCCCACCAGCAACGCAAACTGGACCGGCCGCCAGCGCCGTCCCGGCACTGAAGATCATCGCGGCGGTTAGAAGTGGACGGATCACGGTTCGCGCTCCTTGTCTTCGAGGGCTTTCAGGCGTGGCATAACTTCAAAGAAAATATACAGATAAGCGACAATACCGAAACCGCCTACGATGCCGCTTAGAAAGGCAAAAATTTGGTTGATATTCACCGGCACACCTCCGCCCCGTTCGGCAGCGCGTAGCACCGCTTGCGGTCCGGCTTATCGTGCCGGTAGCCCGCACCCTCCATCTGCTCAGGCGTCATGCACACGGCCTCGCCGCGTTTCATCCAGCACGTGGCCAGTCGTCCGGGATGATGCGCGCGTCCGAGGGGAGTGAGGCCATGACGACGATGAGGGCGGCGGTGGTGGGGGTCACGGCTTTTCTCCCGTTTCGCGGAATAGGTTGAGGCGATTGTCAGCCTCCATAAATGCCCGCTGCAACAAATCGAACATGGATGGATGCACACGCAATTCGTCTGTAGGTATTGTCGGGTCCACAACCACTTTGAGTGATGCGAGATTTGGCGTGGGGGTCATGATTTTGCGCCCCCTGATTGCAAGATCACCTCGCGGGTATCCGATCCGCGCTGAATCAAAATGACGTAACCATCCTTGACCTTTTCCCGAAAATACATTTCGTGGCCGATAGCCGATGATAGCGTATCAACGATAGTTTCCCAACCTCCCAAGGAACGCAACTTTTCGATGGCCGCCAAGGCTCTTGGGCCGAACGATATTGTGCGATTTGGTTCGTCAGAGTTGCACTCGATGTCGGTCATGGTTTTATTTTCCTCGCAGAAGAGGGGTCATGGCGGTGATAATGACTCCCGACGCGGTTCGAGCGGGGACAAGGGTATCTCGAATGTTTGGAATGGCGGTGTCGGCTATCTTTTTCCAGTCGTCGGCCGAGAGAGGAAACTCGTAGCCGGGGTCACAGGTAACGTCTATCGTGCCGTAGCCGTAGGGATATTGGTAGGCTAGTCGCCACAGGTGATAGCGCACGGGTCTACTCTCCCCCCCCCGGAGGTGCCCATCGGTCGGGGCGCCGGCATCATTGGAGATTACCAGGATCGCGTCGCCGTCCGCGAAGACGGCGGTGGGCAGGGAGTACTCTGCGTTGATACCACTGCTT